TTACAACCATTTTAGGCTGGTAGAACTTGAGAGCCGGACCAGACTGCATCATCATGGAGTCGGTTACATCCCAGACCCTCCACGGTACAAGTCGATTATCCGACCGCTCAGACGATGGGATTCTATCAATGTTCCGTTCTGTCTGCGGACCACTAGCCATTCCAACATTCATAACAATAGCACGGGCACACGCATTACATATCTGCTGAGTGTCTACGATGATCTGCGGCAAGCCCTTACCCCAGAATGATCCATCGATTTCCTCAAACGATGCTTTGTAGTATGGCTTGTGTCCAAGTGGGTCTTGGTTCTGCTTGATGTAGAATACATGATCCCCAATCTTGTATGCACAAACTTCGTAATACATGACTGGATCAATTTCTTTACCATCAATGTCTTTATCCATTCCCCATTCTAGGAGCTTTGTACCATCGATTGCTCCCCAGAACTTCAAACAGTCTACTTTGGTTGAATCATAGAACATGGCAGATGGCTTGTCGTTGGTTTCAGCAATTTGCTGATCTACGTCCAACCAGCAGGACAGTTTTTCATCACGGAACTCCTCAAGGATTGCGCGGATTTCTTCTTCATTATAGCCCTCAACACCGATGTATTCTTGAAGATCAAGTGGTGTCATCTTTGTGCGTTCGATCAAGTATCCATCGTTGACCCCAGTAGAGTCAGGAGACGGATAGATAAACAACGGATGAATTGATGTATATGTGGGAATAACTTCTTCGACTATTTGGGGGATGATTTTACCAGTCTGTGGATCTTGGACTGTTTTGCGTGTACGGCGCTTTTTGTATACCGGTCCACAGATGAATCCAGTATGCAAGACGATATTGGGGATGCATGATTCTAGTGCTTCATACCATCCGCCCTCTTGGAAATAGTCATCAATCTTCTTCTCGGTATTGTCTGCAAGAACCTTAGCTTTTTCATATATGACGTTCTTGACTGTATCTTCAACTACTGGCAATGCCTGAACTATCTTGTTCTTGATATCTTCTTCACTGGGCATCTGGCCCATTTCAACAGCCTCTGTTACGGCTGTCTGCACAACTGATTCAACAACCTGATTGTAGATTTCTGCTTTGATGTTATCTGGAAGGTCAGGAACCGGAGTAGGCTCAATGCCCCAAGGAAGTGTACCGGGCTGAAAAAGAATATCATTAACCCACGATGCAGCATTCTTGCACTTTGCATCGGTAATCATCATGAAGATTTCAGGGCCGTGGATTTCCTTGATTGCGGATAGTTTGTCTGATTCGTATTCCCCGTTGATCTGACGCATGTTCATCAGTATCTGGGTCTCGGTATTCTCCTCTTTTGCACGCTTGGCTTCAACCCAGCATTCGTCAATATATGCAGCAATATCATACTTCTGCTGCTCGCTCTTCTCGCCATTCATGGCATCTTGGAGGAGATCTTTATCTTGCAGTTCTTTATCTATCTGACTGTTACTTGCAGTTTGTACCATTGATTTCTCCTGTTAGTACCATGCACGAAGAGAACGATCTGAAGACTTTTTGCTGGGAGAATTGTATCTCGACCCCATATGTTGTCGTGTTCGCGTAATTATAGCAGAGTTATCAGCCATTAAGCAAGCATATTCTAATGCATCATGTATGTGACTGTACATGTTTTTCACTGGGACTTCAGAATACTGGTCGTCGAGCATCTTGAATTTTTTTAGTTTGTACTCTCCAAGGAAGCCTTTGTGCAGTACCTTGCATGCTGGAGATAACTGGAACGCAGCCTTGCCTTCTATGAGTTTTGTCAACAGAGAGTCTACAGCATTATATCTTGCGAGAAAAGCATTCGTTGGGGCTGGCGTAGCAGGAAATCCAGCAGCACGAAGTTCATCAAAACAAGACCGTTCATCTGTATCATTGCGTCTAATTCCAGCTGGATCTCCAATGATTATAAGTTCATAACCGCTAAGCGTTGACATGATATATGGTTTAAGCATTTCTGAAATGAACCTACGAAGGCCCATGTCTGATCCTATAAGCTCATGGATCACATTGAACTTTCCAGTGGGTAAATACTGGCATAAGGATGCAGCTGGATTTAATGCAAAATCCATTCCAACTAGGATCGGGAACCCCTTGACTGGTTTAATCGGCTCAGGTGCAAGGTGTAAAGTATCTGAATAATTAGGATAAACTGGTTTTCCATCACGCAAATATCCATATTCTCCATCAATATAAACTTTAACATACTCTGGGTCTTTGCCAATTGCAAGGTCGGTGTAATACTTCCGACCACCTGGAAGATGCTTCAAGTTTTCAGCTAGATCAGATCTGCCAGACGGTTGCTTGAACATCTCGTATCTTGATGCAAGCTCTATGTTGTTTGGAAGCTTTTCCTCATAGAATTTGTATATCCAGCTGTCCGTATCTGGCGGGTTGGTATCAGCAATAATCCCTGTCCACGTAGGTCCGCCTTCATCTTTAGCTGGAAACCTATTGACGCGTCCCTCCATTGTGTCGCTGATTATCTTGGGAATTTCACGAAGTTCATTGAACCATGCACCGGTGAGTTCTAGTGAGAGAAGGTTCCGCAATTGTTCCTCTTTATCCAGTGCACGAAACCTTACATCTATCTCCACTTTACTTCCATCTGCCAACTCTATCTTGTTGATTGTATACTGGAAGTTTGTAACGTTGTACTCCCCGAAATGTTCTGGCGGCAACCAATAGAAAAACGTAGCCATTGTGGTGTCTAAGAGCACTTTATATGTCTGTGAGCACCAAAATGCTTTACCGTTTCTACGAACATAAATCACATGTGTTGGTACTTCTACGCAATAAACCATCCCAGAGTATTGTTCTTTATACCATCCACGGTATTTATGCGCATACCCACCAACCTTAAGCATTGGTTCATATTTGCATGGTTTTACAAACGATGTAATAACTGTTCCAGAATTTTGCTTGGTTTTTATTCCATTAATATACATTTCTTTAATCGGTATTTTTTGTTTGCTAACATTAACAACGTAGCCAGCACGTAAGGCAAGTTCTTGAATATCATCGGCCAGTTGTTTTGATGCCGTAGATGCTGTTTCAGTGCCTCTTTTTTTATGCGCTCCATCACCCATTAAGTATCCATACAAAAATGATTGAATATATTCTGGCGGCGAATCTTTTAGCCATTGCGGAACACGCTTATCTATCGCTTTCCCAAGTAGTAACAACATGTCTATAATCTTTTTTGTTTCTTCGTTTATGCGCACCAAAAAAGATGTGCAATTTTCATTGCCTCCTCTTTTGTTTTCCGTAAACGGTATATTTGCTTTCTTGAAAATTCCCCTTACATAATCTAAATTACCAGATTGCGTAATAACACACCTGTACTTCGGGTATCCGTCATGTCTATAAATTGCCGCACTTCCTTCGGCAATCCAAAATCCAAACCATTCCATAAATTCCAATGGATACTGTGGCTCAACCCCCTCCCACTCTGCGTTCCTTTTTACTTTAGTATTTTGTTTTCCAAAAATATCTTTTGCAGTACGAAGCCTGTAATTTTCCCAACGCTTTTCTCTAGCGTTTCGCATTGAAATATGCATTTTGTGATCTGGGGTAACTAGAAAATTACATCCTTCGTTTTCAAATCCAATCATTTCTCCATCATACCTTGCCGCATAGTAATAAGACGGAGAATCAAACTGCAATTCATTACCATGCAGCGATGCAACCCTATCGTCTGGCTGCAAGTCTTTGAAAAGTTTCCACCCACGTTTTTCTGTTAAAACTTCAGTTTTTTCATCATAGCAATTTCTTACTACTGCCCAGCGTGTTTTTCTGATGCCTTCTTTGTTAGGTACTTGATTCATTCCGATATCAATGATTTCTGCAATACATCCAGACGATTTTCCTGAATTATGATGTATTGTTCCATCACTTGTAACATAATTATGTGTTTCAAGCACTTGCATGTCCCAAAACTTTTCCTTGACATTCAACCTTTTTATTGATAGAATCGGCCATTCGGTTAAGGAGGAAGATGATGACAAACACTCAGATGATTGTTCAATTGTATGATGGAAATCGATGTGCCAGAGAAGTTGCTGATATGCTTGGAGTTTCAAGAGAATACGTACAAAAAGTTGCCAAAAGGCTTGACCTCCCAAGGCTCCACGTTGGTTCTCAACCAGGAGCGAAAAATCATCAATACATTGTTGGAAGAAGAATCGATCTTGACGGATACGTAATAACATCGTGTGGAGCAGATCATCCTTTTGCAAGGATTCGCCCACATCGAAACTATAAGATATATCCAGAACATCGTTTAGTTCTTGAACAACTTCTTGGCAGATATCTTCTTGAAAATGAAGTTGTCGATCATATAGACGGATTAACTTTGCATAACAGCCCATTAAACTTGAGATTATTCGAGAATAATGGTACCCACTTGAATAAAACAATTTCTGGCAAGAAACATTTTGTTTCTGCGTCTGGTCGTTTGAATATAACAAAAGGTCATCAACACAAAGATCTTCAACCAATCGATATTTACCGTGTTCGCAAAAAACGCGGTGATATCCGGCTCCAACAAATTCTCCTTGCTGCGTTGAAACTCGGTATAGATAGTCCGTACCTTTTGGGAACGCACCACCTGTTAGAGAAAATTGGAATTGATTGGTCTGATCGTTCCAAGATAGAACTCGCATTGGATGATCTATCTCGGAGATTTGAAGCGGACCTTCTTCAGTAATAACAAGACTATTGCCAGATAAACATCCGAAGGGACCGGAAAGCAACCTATAGAACTTCTTGGATTCATTAAACCGTCTTATTGTTGGTGCATCACCATAATCGTATATTCGCTCAAATCCCATAATGTCTCCTACTTTTTAATGATGAATACGGCTTTTTCTATGTTTGTGCCAAAGCCCGGACCGGACTTCTTCTTGTTACCCAGGATGTCGTCACGGATTTCAAGAGCGGAACGGAGATCGGCCATGTTGCGAAGAGAGATTGTAACTTTCTCAATGTCGCCTTTTTTATTGACAACGATGCTATTCTCGATCATCTTGTCTATTAGCTTGACAAACAACTGCTTCTTGCGGATCTGAACATCAAGCGGCTCAATGGTCATGGACTCGGATGTTGCATCGTGTAGGGCCAGCAACCTCTCCTGCCACTTGTATTTCTTAGACCAAGTTGTAAGCGACGGAAGGGGCTTCTTTGTTAGATCAGCCAATTTGACAAGGCTCCGAGCATCGCCCATCTTCACGTATTCCTCGAAGATCATGCGCTGTTCGAGAGTCTCCTTGCCAGCCAACGGCTTCGGACCCCTGTAAGATTTCTGTGGATATTTAGGGTGAGTCTTGCGCCTACCGTCAACAACAGTAGGAACAAGGACTAACTCTTTTGATTCACTTTCCTTTGTGCTTGTAGTATTCGACTCGTTGTTCTTCTTTTCTGACTCGCTCATCAGACGGCCTCGCAGTCCCAAAGTATTTTAGTACCTTCGATCCGTCTCGTGACACAAGCGCATATTCAGTTCGTTTAGTGTTTGGATTCTTTACCTTTTTCAACATACAGCCTCCTAGCTGTCTATCTTGATATCTACCCAGTTAGTGTTTGGCTTGATGATAATCGTAGGAGAACCGATTGCGGTAGGAGGATAGCCCTCAATCTCTGAGTATGTTGCATCAGTTGAGTCAGAGTATGTCTTGAGGAACGTTCCACAGATAACGAGGAACTTGGGTTTGGAGATCAGCCTGTCACCGCGAAGAGCAAGTCTTGGAACTTTGTCATGCTGAGTCTTGTGTACGTGCCCATACATGAAGATATCTGCATCAAAATACTGCATGTCTTTGGCAAATTTGGTGAGGTCAGCGCCTTGAGTGCGGCTACCGCCACCGTAACCATGATGTCCACGGACAATTACGGAATGGGAGCGAACTGGTTTATCCGGACTGTTTCCATATCCACGGAAGATCAAGCGGAGCAAGAATGAATAGCCCAAGTAGGGAACATTGAGATCCTTGCAGATAACCTTGATGGGGTTAGTGTTGCATCGCTTGACGATGTTCTGTTCGTGGTTGCCGATGCCTAGACCGAGGATTCTATCTGCAACAGGACGCAGAATCTCTTCAGCTTCGGCAATGGATTCATCGATGATCTCGTCCGTTTCGGATTCATCGTTGGCCTTGGTATATCGCTTGGTATCTGACGTAATGATACAATCAAGCAAGTCTCCAACACCGATGAAGCGTGTATTTTCATCACTGTCTGCAATGTATCTCTTGAATGCCGCCTTGTCGCAGTTACGTGATTTTAGGTGAACGTCTGCAATCGGCTTGAGCTTGATTGCATCCCCCATTGTGTGGTTTATCACTACAGTCTGGGCAACTCGGAGCATCTTTTGTCCTTTCAGTTGTTGAATTTTCAACCTTTATCCACTTGTCAACAAATGGAACATGTTCAACAAGAACCTCATGCCAAAGCGAAAATTCAAGTTTCATATGACGAACATCGTTGCTACAAATAAATGGATAAACATTCTCAGATTCAATTAGGTCATTGCAAATTTGAATACAGTCTTTCAGGTGCCTAACTAGCCCGTGGATCTCATAAAACTTAAATGCTTCTTGTTTTTCTTTGGTGTTAAGAAAAGAATAATCATCCATAATCTCTCCTTTTAACCTATTTCGTCTAAAATGTCAAGCAATTCCGCCTCGTTGTAGACCCGCATCGGTGCACTTACATCCTGGTTGTATCTAGAGTTAACCAAGATTATCCTTGAATATTCAGTGAAATAAAACTTAGGATAATCATCAATCAAATAGTCTCCCGGCTCAAGATACTCAAGCTTTTCCAACGCAGATCCAACAAAATTCAAGTCTGCATTGGGGAGGTATCTTTTAACCCATTCGGTTGTTGGTTTTTGCCAAAGTTCAGGCTGATGTGAAAGAATGGGAATCTTATCATAAAACAATGCAACAGTCAGATAGCGTGATGGCTTGGCATCCTTGAGTATATGCAAATTATGATTGATGTATGTTGTAAGATCTTGTCCACCGATTAGCGGTTTGTCCCACGTTCCACGCTTTTTATCAAGGATTGGAATTGCATCAGCCAATAACCTCAAGACCTCATCAAGATCCCAGTAAATCATGCAACCTCCGTAGATGTCTCTCTGGCGATTCCCTTTTCACATAGATAATTCCTGCATGCCATCGGACGATCAACATACACCTTGCATTTGTCTGTCTTGGAGAGATTGGGGCAGCGATGCTTAACCTCAACAACTAGAAATCCCGGACGCGCTGTGGACCTCTCAATCTTCAAGTTACGCCCACGCTTTCCATAGAACTCCCAGCAGATCTCAATGTCTGGAACAAGAAACTCCAACACCTTACAACACCCACCGCATGCAATCTTACAGGATGGCATAGATGTTATACCTCACTTTCTCGTTGCGCTTGTAATAGATTCTGTGAATTTCGATTCGAGTGCGTTTAAGATTGTGATACTTGATTGTACCGTCGATCCGCTCAGAGATAGTTTTAAGGAGATCATTGGTTCGTAAGGTTCGTTCATTTCTGAGAGGTACTTCGACAAAAGTGATAAATCGTTCATCAAGTGGTCGTGCAGCATAATGATCGTCTCGGATTTTTTCATCGTTCGTTCCTTCTCCTGTGCGGTAGTGGTTCATATTACCTCCATCGTTTTGCCGGATAATATCATGAAAATTTCCCGATGTCAAGAAATTTTACGTTTGTTGAAAAAATAGATGCCACCTCGCGTGCGCGCGCGCGTTTCCTTATTGGATTCCGGTGGT